TTGGTTAATGCAAAGAACAGAGTTGTGGTCGATACTGGTGCGCTTCGGGCGAGTGGTCGAGTCGAAATGGGCTTCACACCAACACAGAGAATTGTTGCATTCGGTGGCGGTGGAACGAATGTCGATTATGCCAAAGTGATTGAGTTCGGAAGATTCAGTCGCGCACCATTTCCAGCAAAACCATATCTCCGACCCGCGTTGTTAGAAGAAATGGGTGCATCGAGAAAAGACATCAAGAGAGAGTTGGAAATCTCACTGGCGGCATACAAGAAACACTACGGGTTTTTGTGATTTATCATGGATGGTGGGAAGTTTGACTGATGCTCTCTCCGCACTATCTATGGTGGAAGATTATGGATTGCCACTGGTCTTGCTTTTGGGGTCGATTTACGCATTATACCGATTCATGGTATTCGCTCTCTATGAAGTGAAGAATGAGTTTGGCGCACATCATCGGAAAGCCAAAGAAGATATGCAAGATGTGAAAGTCCAACTTGCTGAAATCAAAACCAAATTGGACATGATGTTGAGGGGGGATAGGTAGTGCCAAAAGAACCATCAGATGACGCAACTCCAATCAAGAGTCCACCATGCAGAATGGAAGATGAGAAGTTTGAGGAATGTGTCGAGAGAAAGATAGCCGATATCATGACTGAGAAACCTCAGACACCCAGCAAACAAGCAATCGCAATGGCCTATTCAATGTGCAACAATGCGTGTGGGGATGCAAAAGCGAATCAGTCAAGAACCATCACTTCTGAGGAAGGAGATATGTCCAAGACTTTCGATATTGATGATGCAACCATAGTTGAGGATAATACATTTGAATCTAAGGCTGGAAAGTCAATGCCCGTTGAGATTCATTACAGGATTATCACACCCTTCAAAGTCGATAAGGCAGTTCAACCATCTGATGCAGATGATGTGAAGATTCGTGGCGCAGTTTATGTCGGTGGAGATGATATGCTCGACAGGCATGGAGAGTTAGTTGAAGCAAAGGCAATCATGACTGCTTGGGAGAAGTATTCCAAGAACCCAGTCATACTATACAACCACTCCAAAACATACGGTGTTATTGGTCGAATGACTGATGTGACTATGGAAGAAGTCAACGGTGTTTCTATGCCGATGGGAAGTGCAGTAATTGATGGTGGCGAGAAAGACATCACGCGCAAGATACGAAAGGGAATGCTCAAAGCGTTCTCAATCGGATTCATTGCAAAAGCGGCAGTCAAGGAATGTGCAGATGACGACAGTTGCTACATGAAGTTCACCGAGATTGATTGGGTCGAAACTTCTGTGGTCGATGTTCCAGCAAGCCCCGATGCTCTGTTCTCAGTTCAGAAGTCTGTGCGTGTCGGACTCGACACACATGATTGCAACTGCGGTGGAGATTGTTGCGATGAAGAACCTGCTGATGGTCACAGTTCCAAACTCGGATTCGATGCTACCGAGAAACACATAGTTCGCATCGAAGAAGATGACCAATACATCACAGTTGTCTATGGCAAGTCTGATGAGTGGGAAGGAATAGATGTCGATACTGGAGATATGCCGGAAGAAGTAGGGTATTCTGACACAGAAGATGACGAATACAAATCAATTTCAACCATTTTAGACAGGTTGGAATCCATTGAGAATAAAATTGATTCAGGCGATTCAGTTAATATCCCCCTCGATTCATCCGTTAGTTCAATGACCTCCGAAGATATGGACATCATCACCGAAGATGCAGTTGCAACTGAGGAAGAAACCGCAGTTCTCGACACTCCCGAAGTTATGGAAGATGTTGTCGAACAGACAACCGAGATAGAGGCAGTTGAGGAAAAGACTGTTGAGGAAACTGAGGAAGTTCCAATGCCTTCTCCAAGAGAGGCTCTTATCGAGGTCGCATCAGCCCTCAAGACCATTATGGAAACTCTTGACATGATGCAGAAATCAGAAGTTGTTGACGAGGAAATTGTTGACGATTCAGATGACGAACTTACATCCCTAAAGGCAGAGTTAGATGCTCTGAAAACAGAGAAGGCTGACAGGGAAGCAGAGGAAGCACTTGAGGCAGAAGTAGCCAAGAGAGTTGCAGACAAACTTGCAGAGGTTGGTATTGATTCCACACCTGAGCGCAAGTCTATACCAGTATCAGAGGAAAAGACCTCTGATGTCACACGATTCGACCCACAACCACACATGACGAAGGGAATGAATGGACTGGCTTCATGGCTTGAGTCCAACTTAACATCAAGGTGAGGAAGAAGGTCGTCAAAAACAAAAAAATGAGGAATTGAAAATGTCAGAAGAAGCAGATTTTAATGATGTCGTTGAGAGAGTTAAGAACGCCCTTGCTGGTGCTTCATCCTCTGCTGGCGGCACAATGCTACCAACCGAAACCGCCGATGAGATAATTGAGATTGTCTATGAGAGAAACTTCATGCGAGGACTCTTTCCAGCACTCCCAATGTCACGCAAGACTGTGAATGTGCCGAGCCTAACTGGTTCAGTCGCTTTCCATGAGCAGACACTCTCCGATACTGAGGCCGGAACTGCCCAAGCAGAGTCCTCTCAGACCACTGGAGAACTTGTTATGAATCTCAAGACCATGATTGCCAATGTGCCAGTAGGAAACTACCTAATCGCATACGGCGTTGAGGGTCTATTGTCCGTCATCCGTGACGACATCGCAAGCCGTCTTGCATACAACGAGCAATCCCTACTAATCAACGGTGATACCGCTACTGGAAGTTCCTACGGAGATAACATCAACGGCATCTATCACGCATCCACCAATGCAACTGGTGTGAATGCAACAACCAACGATTACCTACTGATGTTCGATGGGCTACGAAAGTCTGCTGGCAAGTCAGTTCTCGTAAGCGGAACTTTCGCACTATCCCATGTCCGTGAGGCAATTGACGAACTCGGCGTATATGCTGAGAATCGAGATGACCTTGCAATGATTGTGCCTCGCAACCTTGAGGTTCAACTTCTCGGAATCGAGCAACTACAAACTGTCGATAAATACGGCGGTGGGGCAACCATCCTAAGCGGCGAGGTCGGCAAGATTTACGGAATCAGAGTATTCGCAACATCTGCTATCGCAACCAACCTACACTGGGATGGAACTCACAAGGCAACTGGTGGTTCAAATGTTCACACCAAGACTACTGCTCTGCTACTTCACACACGAAGTCCGATGATTGGAAACCCAACCATCGCAGACCGCAGATTCAGCATAGACTTCCATGACGAGCCTACAAAGGACAGGTTCGTTTTGATTCCACGACAGGACATCGCATTCGGTATTCGATACACCGATGCAGTGTGCAGATTCAACGGAATCAACACAGTCTGAAACTGTTGAAGCAGACCTTGCCTAACGGCATACAGTCTGACGGCTATAATCAGTCGACAGGCTGGGTCTGTCGAGCATGGTGATAAACCACCACAGGCGAGCCTTTCAATATGGTTGAGATTGGCTACACCTTCGGTGGCATTATCGTGGAAATAAACGGAGTGTGTTGTTAATGGCAATCGGCTGGTCAATGGGGCAGTTAATTGTCGATGAAGGTGCAACTTCTGCGATTGATTATTGCACTCTCGCTGATGTTGAAGCATACACAGGAGTTGACTTCTCAGAAGGCATTGGTGCTACCGAAGCACAGATTGCTTCAATGATTGGAAATGCATCAAGATTGGTTGATGCATACGCTGGTGTTCAGGTTGCTGGAACAGTTCAGGCAACGGAGTATTTTGATGTCAATTTATTCACGAAACATATTGTGCTGGCGGTTCGACCAGTTGCTTCAATTACCAACATTTACACCATTGATGATAGCGGTGCTGAAACGGCTCTTGTGCAGGGAAGGGTTCGCAACACAGATGACTACTGGTTGCATGACAAAGACGCTGGTATTGTTAGGTTCATGGGGCAGTTCACAGACGATGGGGTAGTGGCTATGAAAGCAGTGTATATCGCTGGTAATGCAACCCCAACTATCGAAGCAAAAATGGCTACGATAATGATGGTCGCAAGGAACGCGGCTCGCTCGGCTCTGAATGACGAAGGATGTATGGAGAGGGTCAAGGAAATGTGGTCAAGATTACTCAAGTCATCTGAGAGTGATTTGAAGGAAATGTTGGAACTTGTCAAGAGGCATTCAACTGTTGCAGTTGCAACTTTTGGATTGGATGGGAATTACTGAGGTGCGTGTCGGTGTCGATAGCAAGCACAGGAGTTCCAACAACAGACCCACACTCAATGCTGGCAAGTCTGCTCACAACAAACATGACTTCACCCGATGGAGTTTGGACTCCAGTGGTCAATTCAGGATGGCTTGAATACAAGCGTCAAAAGACCTACCAAATATCCATCTATCCTCTCTATACGGACAGTCGTTCAATCAATCTCACAGGTGGTAGTTCAACAACTCAAGCGAACATGGTGACTGGGTATTACAACATCTGCCTTTACGCAGATACGAGAGCAAAATTATGGTCATTATTTCAGAAGGCAATGTTGGTTTTGAATAACCAAACTTTGACCTCACCACAATCGGGAAGTGGTATGACTGGGGTGGGTGGAAGTGGATATCATTTCGTTAGAGTAGTTCGCTCTGAGGAAGGCAAGACAATCGAGTTCAAAGACAAGGACTGTGGAATGGATAATGAGAAGTCTGAGATAACTGGATATCGAGCCGAAATCACCGTTTCTTGCCGTTGGAATGAATGATTCTCCGATTCCTTGATTAACCCCGAATAAGCCGTTGGTGGTTATGGGTCTAATGGATTTGAAGAAGGCTGAACTTGTCGCACTCTGCGAGAAGCATGAACTCGATACGGAAGGTAGCAAAGCAGAACTTGCTGAGAGG